TGATCAGGATTTCTCAATAGATGAAATCATTGCAGATGCGTATGAACGTCTTGGTTTAGTTGGGACGGCAGGACATCAATTAAAAACTGCAAGAAGATCGTTAAACATTCTTTTTCAAGAATGGGGTAATAGAGGAATACATTTTTGGGAAGTAGGAAATACAAATATTAATTTAGTTGCAGGTTCAACAACTAATATTGATGCTACAGCTGAAGGATCTGGTGTATATACTTTTTACAGAAATGCTACAGATGTGCCTGGAGGTGGTGAACCACCACAAGCTACAACAGTTCCGGTAGCAAATGTTTATGGTATTTCAGATATTTTAAATGTTACATATAGACAAAACTATAACACAACAAATCAATCAGATATTGGTTTAACAAAAGTTGCTAGAGATTCTTATTCTGCAACAGCCAACAAAGCATCTAATGGAACGCCTTCACAATTTTGGGTACAAAGATTCATAGATAAAGTTACAATTACAGTTTACCCTTTACCGAATGCAACTGCCGCAGATAATTTTTTAAATGTTTATTACGTAAAAAGAATTCAAGATGCAGGAGCATATACTAACGCAAGTGATACACCTTTTAGATTTGTACCATGTATGGTTTCAGGACTGTCATATTATTTATCTATGAAATTTGCACCACAAAGAACACAGGAGATGAAGTTGTTGTACGAGGATGAATTAGCTAGAGCATTGTCTGAAGATGGCTCTGCAGCTAGCACATTTATTACTCCGAAGACATACTATCCAAATATATAATGGCTAGATTTTCAAAAGGTAGTAGAGCATTAGCAATTTCCGATAGATCAGGAGCTGCATTTCCATATAGAGAAATGGTTAAAGAGTGGACTGGTGCGTGGGTACACACATCCGAATTTGAACCTAAACAACCACAATTACAACCACATCCTGTAGGAGCTGATCCACAAGGTTTGCAACATGCAAGACCTGCGAGAGTAGAGTTTCCTACATTAGATATTTTACCAAACAATCCTTTTCAAACATATCAAGTAGGTTCAGCTATTGTAAACGTTTTATTACCAGGTCATGGTTATACAACAGGTGATATAAGAAGATTTAGAGGTTCACCAGGAACAGCAGGTGCTTTTAGCACTCCAAATGGAGTAGGAGGAATAACAGGATCTACAATTGCAAAAACTGCTGGATATACTATAACTGTAGGAAAATATATTAGCGGTGCTACAAATACCACTGGAACAAACGGAACAGATTGGTTTCATTTTAGTGCTGATACAAATGCAACAAGTGTTGTAAACGGAGGAGGAGGATACCCAGTCTCAGTTGGACCGGTAACTTTAGAAGCATAATGTCAGGAATTAGTTACAACACATTAGTTACACAAATTAGAAACTACACAGAGGTAGATGCAAATGTATTTACAACAGATGTTTTAGAAAGTTTTATTTTAAACGCTCAACAAAGAATTATGATGGATCTTCCTATGGATTCAGACAGATTCGTGGACCAAGGTACAATGGCAACTGACGTAAATACTATTAGAGTTCCAGCAGGATCTTTATTTGTTAGAGGTGTTGAAGTATTTAATGCTACTAATTCTACAGAAAAAGGTACATGGTTAGAAAGACGTGATCAAACATTTTTAAGTGAATATGTAGGACGATTAACAGGACCTGAAGGATCAACCGCATCAGGAGCTGATGTTACAGGTAAACCTAAATATTACTCTATGTTTGGCGGAGCAACAGGTTTATCAGACACTACTTCAGGATCTATTTATTTAGCACCTACTCCAGATGCTAACTACATATTTAGAATATATTATAATAAAATGCCTGCTACTTTAGAATCTAGTAATCAGACCAATTATATTAGTTTATATTTTCCTCAAGGTCTGTTATTTGCATGTTTAGTAGAGGCATATGGATTTTTAAAAGGTCCAACTGATATGTTGACACTATATGAAAATAAGTATAAAACTGAACTACAAAAGTTTGCAGCTATGCAACTTGGAAGAAGAAGAAGAGACGATTACACGGATGGTACATTAAGAATTCCAATCGAGTCACCGCCTCAATAATAGGAGCAAAATATTATGGCAATAACATCGGCAGTTTGTACAAGTTTCAAAGTAGAAATTTTAAAAGGAGTGCACAACTTTAGTTCATCAGGTGGAAACACTTTCAATATAGCTTTATATACAAGTTCAGCATCTTTAGGCGCAGCAACAACTGCATACACAACTTCTAATGAAGTTTCTGGATCTGGTTACACAGCAAAAGGAAATGCACTTACAAGTGTTACACCGGTTGCTGACAGCACAACTGCAGTTTGTGATTTTGCAGACACTAGTTTTACATCAGCCTCTTTCACTGCTAGAGGTTGTATGATTTTTAACGATTCAGCAAGTGGAGATCCTTCATGTGTTATCATTGATTTTGGATCAGACAAAACTGTAACAAGTGGAACTTTTACAATTCAATTTCCAACAGCAGACGCATCTAACGCAATAATTCGTATAGCATAAGGAGGAACTCCTTATGTCAACTACCTGGGGACAACACACTTGGGATTCTAACTCTTGGCAATCAAACACAGTAACTGAAGTTGTAACAGGTCAATCACTATCTTCATCTGTTGGTAGCGGAACAAACATGGGTGTTCCTCAACAAGGTTGGGGTGGTAAAGCTTTTGGTCAAAACGAGTATGGCGAACTTCCAGATAATACTGTATCATTAACTGGTCTTGGATTAACATCATCATTAAACGCAGAAGGCGTATTATCTTACACATTAAATGGTTGGGGTAGAAATACTTGGAACTCAGAGTCTTGGGGAGACAGTAATAATCCAATTGTAAATTTAGATGGTCAAAGTTTAACTTCATCTGTCGGTTCATTAGAAGCTTTTAACTTAACAGGTTGGGGTGGAACTGGTTGGAACATTGGAGAGTGGGGCGCAGTAAATGACAACACTGCAGAATTAACTAGTCCAGGAATGACAGCTTCTGTTGGTTCACCAGAAGCTTATAATGAAGTTGGTTGGGGCCGTGATGGTTGGGGTGAAGAATTGTGGGGTCAAGCAAATGACTTTGCAATAATTTTACCAGGTCAATCAGCTACATCTTCTGTAGGTTCATTAAATCCAGCTGACGTAGAAGGTATTACAGGACAAGGAGCAACAACAGCTGTTGGTGATCCTACAATAATTGGTGATGTTTCATTTAGTTTAACAGGTCAAGCAGCAACAGTTTCACAAGGTTCACTAGATCCTGCAGATGTAATGGGTTTAACAGGTCAAGCAGCAACATCTGCTGTTGGCTCATTAAACCCTGCAGACGTTATGGGATTAACCGGATTAGGTGCTACTGTATCTAAAGGTGATATACAAATTTCTACAAATCCTGTAATAGATTTACCTGGGTTTGGATTAACTTCTTCAACTGGAACAATTGACCCTGCAGATCAAGTTATGGGTTTAACAGGGCTTGGATTAACTTCTTCAACTGGAGCAATTTCTCCTGCAGATGTAATGGGATTGACAGGAGTTTCAGCAACTGTTAGTTTAGGTAATGTAGCACCTTTAGGTTACGAAGCTGTTACAGCTACACAAAGTGCTAGTTATAGCTCAGTCACAGCAACGCAAAGTGCAAATTATACTGCAGTAAATGATTGACAATGAGTATAAAACAAATTAAAAAAAGATACTAATTAGGAGTACAAAATTATGGCATCAACATACACACCTCTCGGCGTAGAATTAATGGCAACCGGTGAAAACGCCGGTACATGGGGAACAAAAACTAACACTAATTTACAAATCATAGAGCAACTTGCTGGTGGATATTCTGCTCAATCAATAGCAGGTGGTGCACAAACTACAGCTCTTTCAGTTTCTGATGGATCAACTGGTGCAGTTATGTCTCACAGAATGATCGAGTTTACAGGTACTATTACTGGAAATCAAATTGTAACAATTCCTTTAGATGCACAAACATTTTATTTTTTAAGAAATTCAACATCAGGTGCTTACACAGTACAATTTAAATATGTATCAGGTTCAGGAGATACATTTACTTTTTCTGCAACAGATAAAGGTGATCAACTTGTATTTGCTACAGCGAATGATGGAACTAACCCAGATATTTATGCATTAAGTTTTGGTGATGTAACTCTTGATGGAACACAAACTTTAACAAACAAAACTTTAACATCACCTAAGATTGGAACTTCTATTTTAGATACTGGTGGTAATGAACTAATGCTTTTAACAGCTACAGGTTCAGCAGTTAATGAAATTACATTAGCAAATGCTGCTACAGGTAATGCACCTAGTATTACAGCTTCTGGTGAAACAAATGTTGATCTTAACCTTTCTCCAAAAGGATTAGGTAGGGTTACATTAGGTGCTTCTAAAATTGAACAGTTAGCAGAAAAAGCTACAATAGCCGCAACAGCAGCTACGGGGACAATAACCTTTGATGTAATTACTCAAGCAGTTTTATATTTTACAACAAACGCTGCAGCAAACTACACTTTAAATATTAGAGGTGATGGTTCAAACTCATTAAACAATATCATGGATACAGGTGAATCACTTACAATCGCTCATTTAGTAACTCAAGGTTCAACTCCTTATTACAATAACGTTGTTCAGATTGATGGATCAACAGTTACTCCAGAATGGCAAGGTGGCTCAGCTCCATCTGCAGGTAATGCAAGTTCTGTAGATGTCTATTCATATACAATTATAAAAACTGGAGACGCAGCGTTTACAGTGTTTGCAGCTCAAACACAGTTTGCATAATAGAATAGGAGAACAAAGATTATGCCATTAATAAGCACAAGAGGTGGTGGATCAGCTAGAGGGTTTGGATTCGGAGGCGGACTAAACATAATCCTAGCTAATGGTGGAACTGTTACTACTATCAATAGCGGTGGTAACGAATATCAACTACACAAATTTAATACTAGCGGTACTTTTTCAGTATCGAAAGTACCATCTAAACCTGGTTTTAATGTCATAAATAGATTTATCGCTGGTGGTGGTGGATCTGGTGGCGGTGGATCGGTTCATGCTCCAGATGGAGCGGGAGGTGGTGCTGGTGTCGTAAGATTAAACCAACAAGGAATAGGTGCTGCTACAGGTAACTTTGCATTTACAGTAGGTACCGGTGGACCTCAAAACGGTAATGGAGCACAACAAGGATCTGCTGGTTCAGCAGGAGGAAACACAACTGCATTTAGCACTACGGCCAACGCTGGAAACGGCGGCGGTGCCCGAGGTGGAAACGGTGGAAATAATTCAGATTTCAATGGATCAAGTAGATCGGGAGCATCTAGATCAGCAGGATCTGGAGCAGGTGCGGGAGGAAATGCGCCTGACGGACCTACAGGTGGACCGGGAGTTACTCAATATGCTGACGATCCAAACTCTGGAGCGCTAATCGGTGGCGGAGGTGGCTATCGTACAGGCGGAACAGGTGGCGGCGGAAGCTGGCAGGCCGGGAGCGGACAGCGTCCAGGAGCTGGCGGCGGAGGCGGCTATTCTTGGGCTGGAGGCGGAACCGGAGCAAATGGTGCAGTTTGGATTAGTTATAGGATAGCTTAATATGGCAAATTTTTGTAAACTAGATAGCAATAATGTGGTAACTGATTTATACAGAGTCTCTGATATAGATTGCTCTGTAGAGGGTGTAGAAAACGAAGCAAAAGGTGTTGAATTTTTAAGAAATCTTTTAAACGATCAAACAGCTAATATCAAAAAATATTCTATGTGGACTGTGGGAAATAGCAGATTTGTAAATGCTCCTTCAGGTGACCCTTACAGAGGCAATGCTGCTAAAATAGGGGGCACATATGACCCAGCAAACGATGTTTTTATAGACTCTAAACCTTTTGATAGTTGGGTGCTAGATGGAAATTATCAATGGCAACCACCTGTAGCAGAACCTACAGAAGAACAAAGATATTATGGAAGTGATTCTTTTGAGTCTATTCTAGATCCTGTTACTCAAAGACCTGTAAATCCTACAAATGAAAATGGATTTATCCAAGGTATAAATTACGTGACTGTAACAAATACCGATGGAGATGAAATTACTTTACCAGAAAACAGAATACCTGTTCAATGGGACGAAGAAAACCAAGTTTGGTGGGGTTGGCACAACGATGGCTCTAAAAGAAATTGGAATGGTACGGCCTGGAGTCCTTCTCTTTAATTTACAAATAATATAATTGTGTTATAAAACACTCGTGAGTAACGAAAGACAGATTTATAATTTATTTGGCACTCCTTTTTTTATTTTTAATTTAAAAAAATCTCATAAAAAAATAAATGCCAGTTTAAAAAGATTAGCTTATCAAGTTAATAAATTTGAAGGAGTTAAAAAAAGTAATAGATCAGGTTATCAATCTGACTTTTTAAAAGATAAGTTATTAGAAGATTTAATAAAAAGCACTCAAAAATATTTTACAGAGTTTGCTGAAGAAATAGGACTGTTAAAACCATGGTCTTGTAATAATCATTTACCTTGGATAAATATAAATAAAAAAGAATCTTTTAATGCATTACACACTCATGGAGGTGAGGATTTTTCATTAATATATTACATACAAGTTCCTCAAAATTCTGGTGCAATAGTATTTGAAACTCCCGTACTTCATCTTAGAACAAGTGAATTAAAATATAACAACCAACCTTTTTTTAATTCTCCAGAAATACGTTATGTTCCTAAAAAATATGATCTTATAATATTTCCTAGTTGGTTAGCTCACTCTGTAGAATCTAATAAAAGTGATGAAGATAGAATTAGTTTAGCTTGGAACACAAAAATTACACAATGAAAATATTAGGTTTACAGTGTGCACATGATGCCAGTGCTTGTATCATAGATAACAATCGTATTACTTTCTATCAAGAAGAAGCTATGCTGTCTGGTATTAAGAAAGATTACAATATTAAATTTTTATGGAAAGAATTATCTAATCAATATTACGATATAATTGTTTTTAGTCATGCTAAACTTAATCATGAAACAGCACAACAATACAAAGATTTTATTTCCTTAAATTGTGAAAAATACAACATAACCTATAATAGCATTCAATATAATCTACATCATCATTTACAACACGCAGCTTCTGCTTATTTTAATAGTGGATATAAAGATGCTTATTGTTTAGTTATGGATGGAAGTGGTACTCCTTTTTATTGGCAGGGAAAAAACATAGGACCTGAAATAGAAAGTATTTATAAAATAAAAAACAATAAATTTAGTTTAGAATGGAAAGTTTGTGTTGGTCAAGATAAAAGTTATACAGAAAACATACACAGCATACAAAGTATGAGTCCAGGTTTACTTTTTAAATATGCTGCAAAATATTTAGATTCTAACGAACCAGGTTCTGTAATGGGTTTGTCCTCGTATAGTAACACAGGTTTAAACATTCCTGTTTATTATAAAAACAATGATCTGTATAAAGTTAATCAAAGTTTGTTGTGGCAGATGATGGTAAAATTAAATCATGACAAGTATAAAATAACACATAGTATACAAAAAGAATCTAACGAACTTGTTATTAATAGAATAGAAAAAATATTAAGAAAAAATAAAAAAGCTAATATATGTTTGTCTGGTGGTTATTTTCAAAACTGTCAATCAAACGGTCATGCTCTTAGACATTATAAAAATATATTTGTAGATCCTATAGCTCACGATGGAGGAACATCTATGGGTTTAGCTTTGCTTGCAGCCATGGATAACAATATCAAAGTTAAACCATATGATAATTTGTATTTAGGATTAGAGACAGACTATCCGTTGTTAGATAAAAATACTAATGTTGATGAGATAGTAGATTTATTATTGAATAATAATATAGTTGCATTGTTTCAAGGAAAACAAGAAGCAGGTCCTCGAGCCTTGGGTAATAGATCTTTATTGTTTAACCCCATGAATCCACAAGCAAAAGAAATAGTAAATCAATTAAAAAGAAGAGAATGGTATAGACCCTACGCCGGTACAGTATTAAAAGAACACTATAAACATTGGTTTGATTTACCTAAAGAAGAAACACCTTTTATGAGTTATACTGCACAAGTAAAAAAACCTAAAATTATCCCTGGCATAACACACGTTGATAATACTTGTAGAGTCCAAACGCTAACACAAACACAAAATCCTATGTTTTATAGGTTGTTAAAAACATGGTATAAAAAAACAAAATGTCCTGTACTTTTAAACACTTCGTTAAATATTGCCGGTAAACCAATGATTAATAATTATAATCAAGCTATTGAGATGTTAAATACAACCGATCTTAAATATTTATACATGCCAGAAATAAACTATTTACACAAAAATAATGGAACCTTTATTTAGTATACCTTATCACAAACTTAGTTGTAAAAACTGGTTAATTAAAAAAGCTAGAATAAATAAGTTTTTAGGACAGAGGTATAAGGAAGACAATATAAAAACAGATAGAAAGATTTCTAAATATAAAAATGAAGTATTAAAAATACTACAAGTAGAAATGAATGATATAAAAAATATGATAGGTAAATTTTCTGTTACCGATATGTGGTCTGTTCAATATCATAAAAATGATTTTCACCAACCACACACCCACGGAAGTTTAGGATATTCTGCAATACTGTATCTTGATACCGATATAGGAACTTCTTTTATTCAACCTTGGAATGATCCGATAACTAATAAAACTGTAATTGTCACACCTACAATAAAAGAAGGAGACATTATAATATTTCCTGCACACATATTACACTTTACAAATCCAATTAAGAAGAGTATAAAGAGGACAATTATATCATGGGATATTAAAATATGAAGAAAGATATGTTTTTTTTATGTGGTTACATGCGATGCGGTAATACCGTATTAACATCTATTATAAATCAAAATCCAGAACTTAATATTAGTCCTAACAGCATTGTACCAGAAATGATTTACAACATGCATCTTTTACAAGAAGGAACTATTTATCAAGAACAAAAAGATGAAAAATCTTTTAAGAATGTATTAAGTGCTATTCCTCAAAACTATTACAAAGATTCTAAAGCTAAAGCTATTATAGACAGAGGCCCTTGGAGTACACCTGCTAATTATGAATTGTTAAAGTACATGGGTTACAAAGGAAAATTTATATATTTGGTAAGACCACTTCGAGAAATACTAGAATCTTTTTGTAGAGTTGTTAGACCTAAACCACATCATGTAGAAAACTTTTGTGATTATTTAATGCATGAATCTGGACCGATTGGTAAATCTGTTTTAGGTTTAAATTATTTAAAAGAAGTTAAAGAAAAAAATGTGTTGATTATTAACTACCATGATTTTTGTAAACAACCTCAAAAGATTGTCAAAGAATTATATAAGTTTTTAAAAATACCTTATTATAAAAAACATAGGTATGAGGATTTAGATCAGATAGACGAAAAACACGAACAAACTAAAATAAGGACTGACAAAATTAAATCTATAAAACACAAGTTTATTAGAAAAGTGCCACTAGAGGTAATTAAAAAATATGAAAAGTCCTTTGTTTATTCACTCTGAAACTATTAGTTCTAAAGCTGTTGACGAAGTAGTTAAGTACTACAAAAAAAATAAAAAAAGAATTAAAGAAGGTACGTGTGGTGAGGGTTTGGTTCAAGCTGACGTAAAAGAGTCAAGAGATTTATCTTTAAGTCCTGATGAACTTTATGATGACTTACCACTTTACAGCAATGACTTAGTTAAAGTAACTAATACATACAAATTTAAATATCCTGAATTAGAACAAGCCACTAACAGATGGGGTATAATAGAGCCTATAAATATTCAACAATACAAACCTGGACAAGGTTTTTACAAACCTCATTTTGAAAGAGAAAACCATACCTTTACTAGATTACTAGTATTTATGACTTATTTAACAGATAGTAATGGAACATATTTTAAATACCAAGATTATTATCAAGAAGGAAAAAAAGGATTAACTTTAATATGGCCAGCGGATTGGACGTTTACCCATCAAGGTGTAATAGATTTTAATGAAACTAAACAAATAATTACTGGTTGGTTTAATTGGATACTACCCGATGCTTCATAAAAATATTTGTTACGTTTTTGACAGAGTTGTTAAAGAAAGTGTTTGTGATGAAATAATTGATTTAATTAAATGTAGTAAAAAAACTAAAGCTACATTAGCAGGTGTTAAATCAGATTATAAACAACGCAGAGGTCAAGTAATATGGAAAAAACCACAAATGTTTCATGATTTAATATTACCTTACTTTGATAAAGCTAATCAGAAAGGTGGTTATCGTTATCAATTTGATATGTTTGAAGATATACAATTAGCTCAATACAATAAAAATGATCATTTTAATTGGCATGAGGATACTCTTACAGAACCTTTTGACAATGGTAAAATAAGAAAATTATCTATGTCTATTAATCTTTCTAGTAAACAAGATTATGTTGGAGGTGATTTTATATTTAGAACATTACAAAGAGGTAAGGTAGTAGATTTTAAACCTATTAAATTTAAAAACAAAGGAAGTGTTGTAGTATTTCCCAGTCCTACAATGCATACAGTTAAACCTGTAAAAAAAGGAACAAGATATGCTTTAGTTGCATGGGCGTTAGGAGATCCTTTTAAATGATTACAGAAAGTAAAAGATTTTTATTTGACGAAGAAATATACCAACTTAAACAAACTGTTTTAGGAGATAACTTTCCTTGGTATTTTCAACCAAGCTCTACATCTAACAAGTTTCATTTTTTTTCTCATGGTTTAATACAAAGATACGATCATACTAAAGGTGAGCCTGTATTTAATTCTGATATTACTCCTCACATATTAAATATGTTTAAAAGATTTGTAGATGAACATGAGATAAAAATAGATAAAGTAACTAGAGCATGTATTAATCTTACGCATTTTCATGGTAAATATAAAAACGGTGATCCACATGTAGACCATGATTTTCCCCATAAAGTTTTTATGTTGTATCTAAATGATACGTCAGGAGATACTTTAATATTTGATAAAATTTACAATGGTAAAAAAACAGTATTAGATGTTACAAAAAAATTAAAAATTCTTAAAAGAATAAAACCAGAGTTTGGCAAAGCTGTATGTTGGGATGGTAAATACTATCACACAGCTTCGTTTTGTAAACCTATGGAAAGAAGGGTAGTAGCTGTAATTACATTTGTATGAAAGTAAAATATTTTCAAGATTTTTATATGTTAAATTCTATTGATGGTTACAAATCTTTTAACAAAAGATTATTACAATTAATAAACAAAATGCCTAACAATCGTTTTGTAACTAAAACAGAATGTATTAGTAAAACCGATTGGAATTTACCTAAAAATTATAAACGAGAATACCTAACTTATTTTTATAATAACATTAGACCCACAATGTTTGAAATAGCTAAACAATTAAAAGCTAAACAATGGTCAATTTGGAATGGCTGGTATCAACAATATAAACAAATGGATTATCACAATTGGCATAGACACGATAAAACTAATTGGACTAATATTTATTATGTAGAAGCTCCAACAAAATCTATGTTTACAAAAATAAAAAATCCTTTTACAGATGAAATTAATACTATTGAGGCTAAAGAAGGAACGTTAGTTACTTTGCCAGGACATGTCTTACATACTTCACCTAAATTTAAAAGTACAAAAAGAAAAACTATAATATCATTTAACAGCTGCTTTCATGATTAAACACACTAAAAAATATAATATGAATGTGCCGTCGTGGGAAACGATTTTAGATAATTTAAATTGGTCTATACAAAATAAAAAAATTGTTAAACACAAGTGTCCTGGTTTTTTAATATCTCATCAAGCTAAAAAAATAAAAGAAGTAAAACCTGTTCTTAAAAAATTAAATTTAAATGATGCTCACTTATACATTAATTTGTGTGAGGGTGATACTATGGGTAGACATTGGGATGGTGTAGATGTTTATTTCTGGCAAGTAAAAGGAATATCTAATTGGATATTTGATGACCGTAAAATAAAATTAAATACAGGAGACTTACTTTATATACCTAAAAAAACATGGCATGGCGTAGAAGCTAAAGGACCAAGAGCAGGTATATCAATGAGTGTTGATTATACATTATGATGAACATGTATTTTTTATCATCACTTCCTCGTGCAGGCAACACGCTTCTAGGATCTATAATAAATCAAAACCCTTATGTAAAAATGTCAGCTAACACAATTCTTACTGACGTTATGTATAATTTAGAAACGTTGAAAGACTCTGAAATATATAAAAATTTTCCTGATCAAAAATCTTTAGATAATATATCTGTTAATGTATTTAATAACTATTATGCAGATTGGAGATCTACACATGTTATAGATAGAGGCCCTTGGGGCACTCCAGCTAATCTTAAATGTTTAAAAAAAGTTTACCAAAAACCTAAATTTATAATCCTACATAGACCTATATTAGAATGTCTAGCGTCTATGGTATTAGCGGAAAAGGTAAAAGACGTAGAAAAAAGATGTCATTCTTTAATGTATCACCATGGTGGCGCTGGTTATGGATCGGGCATTATGATGCATTACCTTATTAGTAATAAAAATATAATAGAAAACAAAGAAGATTATAAAATTTTTTATTATGATGATTTAGTTAACAACACTAAAACATTTTTAAAAGATCTTAGTAAATATTTGCATGCAAATATAGAATTAAAAAAACTTAAACAGTTTGAAGCAAACGGCATAAAGTACAAAGATGATGTGTTAGGCTATTCGCTTCATACAATTAGAACTGACGATATATCTAAAAGAAAGTATTCTTACAAAGATGTATTGCCTCAATCTATTATAGATAAATATAAAGGGTACGACATATGAAAATAGTTATATTAGGCGGGGGAGCTGCAGGGTGGTTTACAGCTTTGTATTGTAATAAATATTTTTATGGACACGATGTAACATTAATTGAATCTGATAAAATAGGTATTCTAGGTGCAGGAGAAGGTACGACTCCAGGTGTTATAGAAAGTCTACGTTTTTTAGATATAGATCCATTAGATCTAATTAAAAAAACAGGTGGTACGTTTAAAAATGGTATTAGTTTTAAAAATTGGAATGGTGATAATAAACAATACTTTCATCCGTTTACAGGTGATGAAACAAGTTATCTGTTACATGAAGCATTAAACAAAAATAAAAACATAGATGATTTTTTATACGCAAATAAAATAAGTTATGCTAATCGCATTGACCCTAACAATTGTACATATGCTTTACATTTTGATGCACATCAAATAGCAAAATATCTTAAATCTATTGCCATAGGCAGAGGGGTAAAAAGAATAGAAGGGGAATACAAAAAAGCTATTGGTAAAAATAAAATTAAGTCTATAGTTTTAACTGACAAAAGAAAATTTGATTGTGATTTTATATTTGATTGCAGTGGTTTTGCTAGATTGTTAATAGGCAAACACTTTAATACTCCTTGGGTAAGTTATCAAAAACACTTGCCAATGAAAAGAGCAGTTCCATTCAAGTTAAAACATGACAAAGATTTAATTCCTTACACTGAAGCGGTGGCAATGAAATATGGTTGGGTGTGGAAAATACCTTTGCAAGAAAGATGGGGGTCAGGTTATATTTACGATTCTGATTATATTAATGAGGACCAAGCCATAGCTGAAGCCAGTAAATATTTTAAACAAGATCTAAAAGCATTACGACCTTCGTTTAAATTTGATGCTGGTAGATATAAAAAAGTATGGGTTGGTAATTGTTTAGCAGTAGGACTAAGCACAGGTTTTACTGAACCTTTAGAAGCTACAAGCATTTGGTTGGCTTTATCTTCTTTACAATTATTACAACATTTTCTGTCAAATATAAAAACTTTAAATCAAGGGTCATTAGATAAATACAATGAAATTGTTGCAGAAAACAACGACAACATTTTAAGTTTTTTATATTTACATTACATGACAAAAAGAAAAGACAGTCCGTTTTGGAAAGACTTTAGAAAAAATACGGTCATGCCTGCAAAATTAAAACCTATAATAAAAAAAATAGAAGATGGTTCTTTTACAATACCAGATCTATTATCACAAAAAGGCAATTTGTATTTTACTTACATTGGTCATATTGTTGTCAGCCATGCTTTAGGTCTAATTAAAAAAAAGAAAGATATGACTTTTTACAATCCGTTTCCATCTATGAAAGATTACATAGATACAAATAAAATTAACTTTAAACAATCTATAAAACACTCTGACTTTTTTGAAATGTAATGCATACTTTAGATAATATTTTAGACAAAAGATTTGCTGACGAACTTTATTATGATTTATTAAAAAGTCCTTGGTTTGCAGACAACATAGCCAATAGAAACACTTTTCCGTATGGAGATAAAGGAAGTCATTTATTAATGGTTAATGATATATATTTAAGAGAAAATCATTACACTGCTAAGACAACATCTCTTACTCCTAAATTTATTAATTTGTTTGAACATTTATGTAAATGTTTTAATGTTGATTTATATTTAAAACAAATATCTGCTAACCTACAATTTTATGGTTCTGATGGTACGTTTCATTGTGACGGTAATTCTGATCACCAAGTATTTATATTAATGCTGTGCAATGAAGATTTACCTAAAAGTCCTGGAGGTCAGTTTATAAACAAGACTCAAAATAAAAAAGTTTCTTTTAAACACGGTCGAGTCTTTACGTTTAATGCTGCAGAGATACACAGAGCTGATGCATTTAATAAACCATACATTCCACGAATATCTGTAAAATTTTGTGGTGAACTTGTTAAATGAAATTAAAACAAACAAAATTATTAGATCGTGAAATTGTTAAACCTGTAAGATTTTATGAAGGGTTTTATAATAACCTAGACACTAAATATTTTATAAACAAAATAGATAAAAATTTATCTACTAATTTAAATCGTAAAACTAATATCAAGGGTGGTATGACAGAATTTGATTTTTTTAAAACAGATAAAAAATTTCAACAATTATTAACTAAAACATTTAATAAAGAAAACGTAGATATACCACACTGCAACCTTGAAGAAGCATGGGGTATTAAAATGAAAAAAGGAGATAGCACTTCATTTCATGTTCATAATGTAGATTATTCTGGTATTATTTATTTAACTGACTCTACAACACCCATAGAATTTCCAGAAATTAAATTAAAAATATTACCAAAAAAAAATATGTTATTATTTTTTTCAGGTATGTTGGAACATGGAACAGGTATTTTAAAAAGAGGCACTAAATATGCTATACCTTTTAATTTAAATATAATAGGATGGATTAATGATCGAAAGATATAAGTTTGATGTACCTGGTGCAGACATAAGAAGTTTAATACCTTTAATAGGAACACATGGTAAAAATCTAATAGGGTGTGAGCTCGGTACATTTAAAGCTCAAAGTATGTTAGCTGTTTTACAAGCTTTACCTAATGTAAAATTAATGTATGGTGTTGATGCATTTCAACCTTATGAAGACCACATAGCTACCGACTATTATTCTAGAGATCAAAAGGAAATGGAAATTGTAAAATTTTTAGCTTATCATAATATTAAATACTCAGGGGTAGAGGACAGAGTTAAAATGTTAGAAATGACAACTAACAAAGCTTTGTCTAAAATAAAAAACAATAAATTAGATTTTATATTTATTGACAGTTATCTTAGTTATGAACAAGCTTATAAAGAAATAACTGATTGGTATTGTAAAGTTAAAAAAGGTGGTATCTATGCAGGACATGATGCTAGAAATCCTACAATTATGAAAGCATTACATAACTTTTTAAAAGACAATAAAATAAAAAATAGTGTTGTGGTGTGGGATGATACGTGGGTTTTTATAAAGTAAATACTTTGTAATCTTGGTAATAATAATTTTTAACGAGGTCTTTTTGTTTATTAGATAGTTCTATCTTGTCATAAAAATCATACTCAACTTTGTCATATTTTATATTAGTATTTTTAAATTTAATATTAAAGTTAATCTTTATCCATTTAAAAAAATTGTCTTGTAGACCTTTTTCGTAGGCCCATATTTTTGTGTCATGAGATACAAATTTGCACTGTGGCACAAACCAATTACTTTTTGTCTTTGTAATTCTATAATTTATAAACTCATCTAAACTTTGTTGGCTGTTAAATATGTTATCTAAGTTTTGTTCAGTAGGTTTTGTACAAGATAACATAGATATAAACCTGTCTACTGGATCACGGACCACGGAAAACTTAGTCATAGTTTCATGATTATATAAAAGCCCATAATATGGATATTCTAAATGAGGAACTTCAATTAATTTTTTTAAAGGGTCATCATAGTAATTGGTAAATTGATGAAATTCACAATTAAATTTGTTTTTTATAAACAAATGACTTATAAAACGACCACCAGTTCTTGGAATGTGAATATAAAATAGATTTTTATTTACTAACACGTATAAGAAAATAGTAGATTTTAGGTATAATAGCAATATAATAGGTTTTATGTTACAAAAATTAGGATTTTTACCAGGATTCAACAAACAAGTTACATCTACAGGCGCTGAATCTCAATGGACAGGTGGAGAAAATGTACGTTTTAGATATGGTACACCTGAAAAAATAGGCGGTTGGTCCCAATTAGGAGATAGTAAATTAACCGGTGCAGCTAGAGGCTTGCATCATATGGTTAATAAACAAGGTATTAAATACGCTGCCATTGGCACAAATAGAATTTTATATGTATATTCTGGAGGAGTATACTATGATATACATCCTTTAGTTAATCCATCAGGAACTGCGGCTACTAATTTTTTTAGTACAACCAATGGTCAATCAACTATTACTTTAAGTTTTCCTTCTGCACACAATTTTTCTGTAGGAGATATTATTTTATTTGGAGCCGCATCTACTTTTAGCGCTATCACGGGATCTAATTTTTCAGCCTCTACGTTTGCTGATAAAAAATTTATGATCACTGCAGTGCCATCAACTACAACTTTAGAATTTAACGCTGGTGCTACTGAAACAGGAGGTGGGGCAACTACTTCTGGAGGCATGACTTATTTTCAATATTACCATGTTGGTCCTGCTGAACAGGTTGGAGTTTTTGGTTATGGTATATCTCAATGGGGCGGTTCAGTTACTAATCCACAAACAACAACTTTAAATGGAGCATTAAATGCTGACTCTGCTGGAACTGGTGGATCAGGAACTACAATTAATGTGGCTAGCACTACGGGATTTCCAAGCACAGGAACAAATTTTATAAAAGTAGATAATGAAGAAATATCTTACACAGGACTTACAGCAACTAGTTTTACAGGAATAACTAGAAATGTTAGAGGAACAGCTAATGCTTCTCACAGTAACGGAGCTACCGTAACTAACTACAGTGGTTTTTCCGGATGGGGTTCAGCAGCTACATCTACTGATAAAGTTGCAGAGCCTGGTATGTGGGCTTTAGATAATTTAGGAAGTACGCTTATTGCTTTAATATTTAATGGTGAATGTTTTGAATGGAATGCAGATTTAGCTAACGCTACACAAACGAGAGCTACAATTATTACTGGTGCACCAACCGCATCTAGAGATATGTTAGTATCTACTCCTGACCGTCACTTAGTATTTTTTGGAACTGAAACAACTATTGGAGATAAAACATCACAAGACGATATGTTTATAAGATTCTCGTCTCAAGAAAATATAAATGATTATGCACCTACAGCAACCAATAGTGCTGGTACACAAAGACTGGCCGACGGATCACGAATCATGGGAGTTGAACTTGGTAGAAATGCAATTTATGTTTGGAGTGATACTGCTTTATTTACCATGCGTTTTGTAGGTACTCCTTTTACTTTTGCTTATGAACAAGTTGGTACTAACTGTGGATTAATTGGTATGAATGCAGCCGTTGAAGTTGATGGTGCTGCGTATTGGATGTCTGAAAATGGTTTTTTTAGATACACTGGTAAACTAGAATCTATGGATTGTTTAGTAGAAGATTATGTTTACAATAGTCTTAACACGACATCTAATCAAATGATTTATGCTGGGATTAATAATTTGTTTGGTGAAGTTACATGGTTTTATCCAGAAGCAAATTCTAACGTCAATACACAATCAGTTACATATAGTTATTTAGATTCTACTGCTAAACGACCTATATGGTTTGTAAATGCAAGCTCTTTATTTATTAGATCAGCATGGCAAGATTCATCTGTATTTGGTTTACCTCATGCAACTCAGTATGATGCAGGCACAGATACTTCGTTTGATGTAACAGGTAATACAGAGGGGATTACGTATTATTATGAACATGAAACAGGAGTTAATCAAATAAGACTTGGAGTAACAACAGCCATACCCGCTAATATTACCTCTGGTGATTATGACATTACGCAAAAAGTTGTTAGAGGTGCAGCAACTAATTTAGGTGACCTTAGAGGTGATGGTGAAAATATCATGAGAGTTAGTAGAATTATACCTGATTTTATATCTCAACAAGGAACCTCTATTGTACAATTAGATTTAAGAAATTATCCTAATGACACTGCATCTAGTTCATCGCTTGGACCTTTTAATATTACATCTGGCACTACAAAAGTAGACACACGAGCTAGAGCAAGAGCTATCGCTCTTACAATATCTAATACTGCAGTAGATACCAGTTGGAAATTAGGGACTTTTAGGTTAGATATACACGCTGGAGGAAGACGATAATGTCAATAGATAAAAGAATACTATATTCACAAGGTCAAAGAGTTGCTAAAACTATGGATGGTTCAAGACCAGGTTATAGAGGTGATGGAGAGTATCAAGGTGGACGTGGTTATGGTGGATCAAAATCAAGTAAAGGTGGTGACAAAGGAACTGGTGGTAGCAAGGGTAATATCGGCGGGGGTGGTGGAGGACAAGATTCTAATTATAGACAATATAGCCCACCTACACAAAAAACTTACACTTCTAAAACTATAGACAGTAAACCTATTACAGGTGCAGATTTTAGAAGATCAAGAAATGATTTCATAAATACTTTAAATAGAAATAATAAAATAGCAGCAGCACAAGCAGGTACAAGATTTACACCTTATCAAGGTGGAGCAAGAACAACAGATTATTATAATCCAAATCCTTTAAAAGGTTTATTAAAATTAGCTGCTGGTTTTGCAATTCCAGGAGCTGGATTTTTAATTAATCAAGGTGGTAAATTAAAAGATGGATTGATGAGTTTAAATGATAAAATACAAAATTCTAATTTTGGAAGATCTACAAGTTTAATGGATTATCTAGACATGAAAAAATATGGTGGATATGATGAAAGAGAAATGGCTAGAAGAATTAATATGGATGAGTCTAAAAATCTTCAAGCTAGAATAGATGCAGGTGAGTTTGATGGTTTAGACACTATGACAGATGAAGTTGCACTAACTGAAGAAACAACACCTACACTTGATATAAACGAAATATCATCTTTAATAGAAGCGGCACAAAGACCACAAAGTGATTTTGAATATTTAGGTTCAAATTTTAATGACGGACAATTAATGGATTATCAAGACATAGGTATTGCTTCAGATAGTTATAACTATCCAGATAGAAGACAATTAGTAAATTCTGGAACTATAACACCATTAGAAGACGATTTTATCGGACAACAACCACAAGAAGGCATCATGGGTATAGATGTAGGATACCCATCAAATGATTTAATGGCTACATTAGCAACTAATTCACCAGCCTTAGCACAACAAAGAGCTTTACAAAAAAAACAAAGATTATCTGAACTTGGTGGTCCAGCATTTAGCACAGATGATTTAAATAAATTAAATCAATTAAATCAAATGGATGCTGATCAAAACAATATATACAGTCAAACAATATAATGGCAAAGATAGTACAAACATTAACAAGAGCAAGCTCAGAGTATGAGGAAGACGTAGCTTCGTCTTTAGTAAGAGATTTGGATGCTGTTCTAGAAAAATTAAATAGTACTTTTCAAGAAGAATTAAAACAGGAGATAGAGGCTAGAAGCTTCTTTTTAGATTAATGGCAGTAGTAAACCAATATAAATTTGCAGGTCTAGATAACAGTACAAGTGGTAGCGCTCTTACACCATTAGGTGCTAGTATTCCTGCAGTTAATGAAACTATAGTTATTAAATCTATACTTGTTACATCAGCTGGCACTCCAAGTGTAACGGTTCTTAACAATAGTATTACAGCTATTAAATCAGCAGCATTAACTGCGAATGTTACAACTGAATTATTAACCCAGCCGCTAATAGTAGAGGGTGGTAAGACTTTTACAGTGCAGTCAAGCACTTCTGACTCGTTTGATGTAGCTATTAGTTATTTAAATATAAAGAAAGAGGTAACAACATAATGACAGGTATGACAACATTAACACCAGAAAAAATAATAACAACAATTAAGAACAAAAAAACAGGTGAAATATATGAAACTGAAGAAGCTTTAAAAGCTGCTAATATACCTGAAGAGGACGTGCAGAGAGACGTAACAGTTATTATGCCACCTCTTGATTTGTTCGCAAAAACAAAGTAAAGTGGCAAAACCATGGCAATAACAGATATCAATATTTCAGAACAATTAGAGACTAACGCACCATCTATTAAGTATAGAGGAAACGAAGGTCCTAAATCTCCACAACAAGAACAACAAATGATGATGGCTCAATTAGAAGAAGCTTATGGTCAATATGTTGATGAAATGATAGAGATGGGACAAGAAGATTCTATTATGCCTTTACGACAATTTATAGAACAAGCTATGGCCGAAGGTGACATGGCTGGTGGTCAACCATTACCACAAGATCCAACAAAACCAGTTAATCCTTTCCAACCTAAACCTACAGGACCAGTATTACCTGACAGACAGATGGCAGCGTATGGTGGTATTATGGGTATGGATGGTAGACGTCAATATGGAATAGGAAGTTTTTTAAAAAAAGGAATTAGAAAAATTATACCTAACGAAGTAGCAGAGATTGCAGTTAAGGCTGCACCGTTTGTTGCACCATTTAACCCACTAGCTGCAGCAGCTATGTCGGGCCTAGGTAGCTTTGATCAAACAGGTAGAATAGGTTCATCACTTAAATCAGGATTAATGACTTATGGTTTAGGTCAAGGTGCTAGATATTTAGGTGGAGCAGATTTTCAA